AACCATACGGGGATACTCCTGGGATAAATCAAGGATGGATACATAAAGACCACGATTCATTATGCGGAGGAGTTATATACTTAAATCCTACCACATCGACTGATGTAGGAACATCCACTTGGCAACTTAAACCAGGCGAAGAATTTGATTTAGATCAAAATTTGAAGCATAAATTTAATCGTGGTGAAGTTACAGATTTAGAATGGTACGCAGACGAATTAAAAAGGCAAATGATAAATTTCATAACCCTGTAATATTTTCAAATGTATATAATCGTATGATTGCGTTCGATGGTGAAACATATCACAAAATAGACGGATTTGCCTTAGATGAACCTAGACTAACACAAGTATTCTTTATTAAAGAAATTGTAACAAATACAACTCCGCTGACGAGGTTTAAAATTGATTATCAGTGATATAAATGTAGGAGAAAAAAGTTTCATAGGAGCATACGAACTCAAGGATACTGCTGTATGTGACAAACTAATAGATTACTGGAAAAATTCAATAGAAAAAAATCCAGGCGCTAGTTACGGCCCCGATGGAAAAATTGGAATTTACCCGGATGTAAAAGACTCAGTCGATGTAGCGATTCCTCCAAATAAAATTAATCCTATCTTTGTTGAATATCTAGAGAAACTTCAAATAGCAGTTGACTTGTATATCCAACAATATAAAATGTCAAACTGGTCTAGTTCATGGGGTATCACAGAAACGAGTGCCATACAGTATTATGCGCCGGGCGCCGGTTTTAAAACTTGGCATTATGAAAGAGGTTCAGGGTTATTACCAGTTGCAGCTAGGCATATAGCTTGGATGACATATTTAAATGACGTAGAAGATGGCGGTGGAACTGAATTTTATTATCAAAATGTTAAATTTACAGCCAAAAAAGGTAGGACACTATTGTGGCCTGCGGACTGGACACATACGCATAAAGGTATCGTGTCTGATACACAAGAAAAATATATCATAACTGGATGGTTTAATTTTATCTCTGGAAATAACTAAATATAACTAGTGAACAAAGGAGAAGTTTATGTCAGAAAAACATAAATTAGTAGCGGTAAATTCAGACATACATGCATTTGTACCTAAAACTATAGAAGAAAACGGCGTACATACTGTAGTGGTTTATGATACCCAAGACTTGGCATTAGCAGACGGTCCTGCTTTTATAGAAGCAATGATTGCAAAAACTGGTATTTCACACGGTTGGAATATTTTTACAGAAGGTTGGTGGCCAGAAGGATTTAAACCCGAAGAACCACCTACTGAGTATATAGCACAAACAAACCCTGGACAGTAATTGTCCAGGATTGTTTTACGAAGTTGATTTAATACTATCGATAAAAGCATCTAATTTTCTAATATCTTCACAGATAGATACTAGTTGATACTGCATATAATCGGGTTCTTGCCCTTCTTGAACAAACCCTTGTACATTACAATGTATATTAGCTTTTGTACATTCATTTATAAATTTACTATTCGTCATATCATATTTAGGTATTTCTTTTACCTTAAATCTGCTTCTGATTAATTCGGCAAGCATAGAACTTCCAAATTGTTCTGCTAACCCTGCGATTTCAGTAGCCGCCGCAATATGATCCTGATTAATAGAGCCGTAGTCAAATAATGGAATCATCGGCTCATTTGAATCATTATCTACTATATCAGTCATTTTTTCTCCTTAACTAAGTGCTTGAAATTTCTTTGGAATACACAAAATTGGTCTTCCGTCAAATAATCCTTTATACGGACCGGATTGGTCATTAAAATGTAAAAATACTTGGGCTTGATTTAACCCTTTTAATTTTTCTCTCCAGTGATCCACTTCGCAACCTCTATAAACAATAATGTCTCCAGGCTGTAAGTCGACTGGCAATCCGTCTCCAGTTTCGTTATCTTCAACAAACATAGGCCAATTATAGTCTGGTTCAGTTTCAGTAAGATTGGAATAATTGTAACCTAAACAAAGCGTGGCACTAACTTCACAGCTTTCTCTATCTCTATGACGTTTTAAATCTTCGTCTTTTTGATAAAATCTCCAATAGCTATATGTAGGATTTAATTCCAGACCCGTATAGTTTGATATAGTAGGACAACTAGATAATAGTAAGCTATCCATCAAGTCGTCACCGTAACAACTATAACTGTTAGGCGCCTGGGGATCGCCAAATGTGCCGTCCCAATCTGCTCTGTATTCATCCTTTGCGTGTGAAGTTAAGAAATTTACCTTTTTGACTTTATTAATACAGTACTGATAAAATAAACCAGCCATGTTGGAGTCTAAAAAACCACGTACTACAACGTAGTTATTTTTGTTAAAGTATTCTTGTATTTGTTTTAAATTTTCATCAATCATTTCCAAGGATCTCCTAAAGTCCATAATACTAAGCTATAGCGTGTTCCACGTGTTACAGGAGCCACACAATGATCTAAAAAACTTGGAAAAATAATCAAAGATCCTTGGGGTCGTATTTCTTCACACTCGTAAAATTGCCTATCTCCATGATGGCCGAAATCAAATTTTAAATCACCACCTTCATACTCACCGGGAGCATTAAGATTGATAGTTAACGATATTTTTCTAACCTTTCCTATCATTCTATTATCAGTAGCATAGCCCGCTGGCAATTTTCCATCAGCTTTTAGTGGAATATCGGTGACACCATGAATATATCTTTTAAATGCGCCTATACTATCGCTGTGTCCGTCTTTGTGCCAAGAATAAAACCCACCAGGTTTATAAGCAGTAAATTGAAAACTTTCTGAATAATCCCACTGCCAGTTCCAACCAGCTTGCTCATTACCGGCCTGCATAATAGGAAGAATTAAATCATAAAGCCATTGATCGTTTAGCCATGTTACTTCGCTGTCCCTGACATAGGTATCAACTATACCTTTTTCTTTCGCTTCTTGTCTAGTTAATTCGCCCTGCGGTGCGGCTGAAGGTTTAGCACCCTTTTGTTCATCGCCAAACGTATATGCTTCGACATTCACACCCTCTGCTCTTTCTTTTTCAATTTTTGCTACACCCATGTCGATGATACGTTGGCAAGTATCCGGTGGTATAACAGATTTAAAAAAATAATAAGAATTTGTTAATTGCATTATTTTATTCCCTTGTTGGTTTTATTTAAGTGTTGTAATGTTACTACTCTACAAATCTGGCTTGTTAAAAATTATAGAATCGCCTACTACTAGTACATCAATTGCGGAATTATTGAATAATTCTTGAGCATCCTCCGGGTAACCCGCTATGGGTCGCCCTCCTACATTAAGACTAGTGTTTAGCAGTATCGGACATCCAGTGATACTGTTAAATTTTTGTAAAAGTGTAAAAAATGATCCATTAGATTCATCAACAGTTTGTACTCTACAAGTATTATCAATGTGTGTAATACAATCAAACTCTTCAGATGTTGGACTTGCGACGTATAACATATACGGATTGTCGAAATCTAAATTAAAATGCTTCAAAGCGTGATCTTTTAAAATACTAGCACCAAATGGTCTATAAGGTTCTCTATTTTTGATTTGATTAATTCGGGCCTTACCGTTTACTAGTCTAGGATCCATTAATATACTTCTGTTACCTAGTGCTCGTGGTCCTAGTTCACCGTGTTCCTGATACCATGCTATAACTTTACCTTCTGCTAGTAAATTTGCCACTTGTTCGATGGTTTCCAACGAGGCAGATTTTTCAGGGCTAGTATCAGTTTGAATATACGGAAATTTATCTAAGTTAAATTTAGGTAAATTATTCTTTTGTCGTAGCCATTCTATAGCTCCTAAACTTAATCCTTCATCTGAACAATGCGGCGGAATCACAATATTTTTAAAATTCTTTCGCAGTTCTGTATTCCAAATAACATTTTGTGCGACTCCACCACTGTAAGAAATAACATCATCTGCTGAACAAAATTCACTAAAAAATTCTACTAGAGCTTGACCTGCTCTATAGTGAACAGTTTTAATCCAGTCTAATGGAGTTAATCTCGATAGTAATATGTCGCCTTTGTATTCTTCCCAATTTTTTAAACTAAACAGTTCTATAACATTATATAAATTGTATTGTTGTATTTTTTCTAAAAAATTCAAATCTAAATTACCGTAAGATTGCAAACCCATTACTTTTCCTGCTAAGTCTGCTGTATTATCTGCCGTAATTCCTAAGTATCTTGCGGCTTCTGCCATTTCAGTACCCAATGATCCGTTTACCTTTAAAGAACCTTCCTTTATTAACTGATTATTTTTAAATATAGACCACGATTTATCGTAATCTCCGTATCCATCGATTACAATTGATACATCGGGTATCTTATCGGTTAACATCCATGTACTGAGCGCATGAGCATAATGATGGTTAACCCTGTATACTTTACAGTTAGCAGATACATATTCATATTCTGTCGCTGGGAAAAAAGATTCTTCGTCAGTTGGCAAATTATGTAACCACGGGTCAACAACTATAGCAATTTCATCTAAGTCTTGATAATCTACATTCCATAAAAATTTAATAACCTTCTTCCATTCCCAGAGATTATTAAAAGCATGATGTTTAATCTGCGTAGTTCTTTCAGATTTGTAGTAGTGTAACTTAACACCATCGTAATAAGAAAAATTACTATCGTGTTCACACAGTCTAAGAGCAAGTAGTTTCATATAAAATTTGTATTAAAACTTATTATTGTTTTTCGTTCTTTTGAAACATTTACCGGAGATCTGTGATATAAAAAAGACGGAAACAATATTATATCTCCTTCTTTCGCATTATAATCTAATAAATGTGTCCTAGTTAAATCTTGTACTTCTGTTTTAATCGAGTTATCGGGTAATTCTAAGAAATAAACACTAGTCCAATGACAATATCTATGAATATGCCAATCATGTGTGTCGTTTGTTTCATATTGTTGAAACCAAAAGTTGCCAAATTCGACTCCTTTAGGATTGAAATGTTTAAAAACATTAGACATATGATCGACAATGATAGGTTTTAGTATGCTAAGATACTTTTTTTCAGCCGAGTCCGGTAATTGCCAATCTGTTTTTGAAATCTTATCGTCGGGGTGAGCCGGATCATCTAGCGGAGCGTCGGGTAGTTCTCCAATAAGATTTAAAATTTGCTGTTTTATTTCAACATGTTTTTCTAAAGACGACACTAATATGTTCATATTAACTCCATCAAATCAAACACCGTTTGTAATTTTGTTCTGATAGTCTTTGAACTGAAACTATTTCGTAATCCTTGATGTAATGGTTTTGGCGCACGATCAATAGTAGACCAAGACCAGCCGTAATGTTCATCGCTTAAAGTGGGGACAAATTCATTTTCAATAACACACAAATAAGTGTGAAAATTAAAAACCTTGTCATTGCTAACAAATGTTTCCAAGGGAATTGTTTTCAAAATTTTAGGAGCTGTTCCTATTTCTTCTGTAATTTCACGCTGTAAGCCCTGCCAGGGAGTTTCACCACTAATATTAGTTCCGCCTACTAGACCCCATGTGCCTTCGTGTTTACCGTGGGCTTTTTGTAATAGTAGAAACCGTCTTGTAGACTTGGCATAAAATAAAGCACCACTACATATTATATGATCTTTAACTGTGCTATTCATTATTTTAATAAAATTTTATCTAGTTGATCTTGTAGCATGTTAAATGCTAATACATGAGCCTGATCATTAGGGTGCGACTTTGGAGGTATTGCTAAATTATTAGCCACTGCCCACTCATAGAATCCTTGTCTATTAAAAGCAAGTACCGGCATCTCTCTCCTAAGTTTAAGTAAAGTTTTAACACTTACATCGGTTATTTGTTCATCTAGACTCAAATAATCATTTTCTGTTTCAGTGAACACAAATGGAATGTTTTTGTATTTGAGATATGTAGCTAGACTGACTTGTTCTTTCAAATAAGTATAAATTCTCGTTTCGATATTATCGACATGCCGGTACCATATTTTAGCTAAATCCATCATAGGACTTCCGTCAAATTGTTTTTTGTAAGCAATTAACTCTGGAATATCATAGTCAATTTCTTCCCCTAACCAATGATTTAGTGTAAAAAAATTACCATCTACTATATTATTAAACCGTATCTCATACCTTCCTAAAAACGTCCATTGCATAATAACATAATCGGGCGATCCAAATGTTTCGATACTATTGATCATAGCACGAGCGACACCCTGATTACTATAACCACACTGAGCGCATGTGGTATACTTTATTCCTCTACTTTTTGCCCACAAAGCCGGCCAAGTTTTTTGACTAGGAGGGGTTGCTCCGGCGTGATCTGGGCTATCACTGAGCTCTGCTCCCCACATTAAGCTACAACCGCCTGCTAAAAGTCTTTTCATAGTTTTATAAATCTGTAATGATACAACGGAGAAATGTTATCTAAATTAGTTTGTATATCAAATGCAATACTAATTCTTTTTTCACGCCCAACGTGTTCAGTAGTTGCGTGAGGAACACAGCTTGGAAAAATAGTCATAGTTCCTGGTGTATTTTTTACCCTGAAAGGATTATGGTCAAATGGCAAATAATATTCTGTATTACTATCTTCACAGGCTATGTTTATATTTCCACTAATCATGCCACTAGCAGTAGAATTATGAACGTGCGAATCTAAATGTTCGCCTGCCTCCATAATTGTACACCAACAAGCCGCCCAAATTTCTTCTGACAGAATGTTGAGTCTATTCAACAATCCGGTTATATCGTCTTTAATGATTGCTGATAATTTTTGTATAGATTCATTATCTGCGCCGTGTCTTAATAAATTGTAATTTAAATATCGACTTATAATACTATTATCAGTAAGTTGAAATTGATCTAATTCATTTTTATCAATACTAGAGTATTGAGATAATATATCTTGTTCTATACTCAAAATATACTCACCTAAATTTTTAGACAAGTTAGGTCCAATAGATCCTTGCGCAAAATATAATTCATAATTTGGAGCAAATATATTTTGGGGAGTTTCTGGGCGGATTTTAAAATAGTCGGTAAGCATGACATATTTAACTGTGTACATAACTAGGTGAAAAATTTCTCAGGGGTACTAGCTAATGTAAATACCACATGATAAAAATTATCGACGATATAATTAGCAAGCCATATCAGGATCTTATTGAACAGGAACTTATGTACAGAGAGTTTCCTTGGTTTTTTGTTGACGATTTAACCATAGCCGATAGCGAAAGACAAGCATCTATGCTTAATACAGCAGTTCCTAAAACACCAGGTTTCACTCATGTGTTTTTTGATTCTACTAAGAATTGGACACAGAATCCTAGATGGAATTTAGTATTACCGCTTATAATTGAAGCAACAGCCAAAGCCGGTATCAGAATAGAACAAATCTATCAAGGTCGTACATTTATGCATTTACCGATTGTTAAACATAAACCTTGGGATAACCCACATGTGGATTATGATTTTCCGCATTTGGCTTGTTTGTACTATGTTAATGATAGCGACGGTGATACCTACTTATTTGATCAAACAACAGCAGATGTACCATGGGGCCCAACTGTACCTTCAACTAATTTTACAGTTAAGCAAACAGTGACTCCTAAAAAAGGACGTATGGTATTATTTGATGGATCGAGATACCATGCTAGTAGTATACCTACTATTGGTCCCAGGTGTATTATAAATTTTGATATTAAAGTATGATTTTCCACTGGGCGGCAGTATATTCGCCCTCGAAACTTTTAACCCATGAACGTCCGTTCCACAAGTATTGTATTCCAGTGTAGATATTCGTTTGCCACACTAAGGCATTGTGATCGTGAGTTGAATCAAACACCACGTGCCACTCTGAACCAGTCCACTCTATTATATCATTTGCCACAGCAACTAATGCGCCCCATTCGTGAGCAGGTTCTTCATTAATTGTTGCTCCAATATCTTCTACTAACAAATAACGTGTACCTACCGCTACAGTTACGTTAGGCGGATTAACTTCGTTATGGGGACGATGTGGATTAAATGTTTGCGGATTTATAATTGCGTCAAATGTACCAGGGCTACTAGGTCTATAACTAGTACTGGCATTGTAATGCTCTGTATCAGAATCTAAATAACCATTACTGTCAATACCAGTATTTGTTGTTAGGGTATCATCGTTCCAATTAACAGTTAGCACAGTATAGTCTAATGGATTAAGAGCGATAGTACCTACTACATAACTACCATTTGGTTGTTGTAAGAATAATTGACTAGAACCTGCTACATATTTTCCAGGATACTGACTAAACACTTCTAGCCAGTTGATACCAGGACCTTGTCTAATACCAGCTTCTAAACTAGGTTCTGGTGGAATAACACTTTCGTGTGGTCCTAACAATAATGCTTGGCCTACTCCTTGTGGGTTATTATAAACTTGTATCTTATAACCGGTAACTGTTGTTGTGGTAGTGCTTAATATATCAGTTAATGTTGTAGTAGGATCTAAAGGATCTCGGCCTAATCCAGCAATATATGTTCCGCTAGTAACACTACCACCATACATATTGGCAATAATTTTAGTAACAACACCAAGATGTTTAACTTTAACTGGCGGACTAATCCAAGCAGGAGTACTTACAGTTAGTGTAGCAATGTCGATAGGTGTGTCATTTCCAACAGGAACTGTACGACTATCCCAGTTGATATCTTCTAAATTTAATACTGTTAAACTAGTCCAGTCAATATAGTTGTCTGTAGTTTGTAATTCTAAACTAGGATTAAACAATACTAAAATTTGTTCAAGTATTTGTAATTTTTGATCTGTACTGCTTGACCAAATATCTACTTTCATTTTTAATTGAAATGGTGTAGGCATTATACGTTCAACTGTATAATTTTTACCCTGTGTATTAAGATATTGTGTGCCGTCAGAACTAATGTCTCTTTCTCTAATATGAACTTTATCTACGAAAGTTTGATCAGCTAAACGATCTCTATCTAATTTTAATTCTGTTACATATACACTAATGCGCGGCACACTATTAACCGCATTTTCGCTATTTTGTCTAATAATACTAGCGGCTTGTCTGTCAGCATCTCCGTACACAACTGGTATACGATGTAGTGTTCCGTCACCATATTTGACCACAAAGTTACTAAACACACGAATTGTTTGTGTGATATATCTTCTTATCTGTCCGTCGTAAAACCATTGCATTATAAATCCGCCTTAGGTCTAAGAACCTGACTAAGGCTCTGTCTTTGTTCTTCTCTACTGTTGTACAATTTAATAGTCCAT